TACTATAACCATAGTAACGTTTAACATAATCAAGATCTTTGATTTTATCTTGTCGGAGCCAGGGAGAAAATCTCTTCCTTTTCCTCAGACTATTTATAAAAAAGTCATATTGCATTTTCTTTGGGAGGAAATGATACCGATTCATTTCGTTAGAAAACATAATACAGTCAATGTGCCCTGAAAGGCAACGATTGATAATATAAGGTGCATATTCCTTCTCAAGTGAAGGATCTTCATCAATCAGGTGTTGCTTCGTTTGATTGATCGAGTTTAACCAGTCTTTTAGTTCAGGCATACAATAGAGATTCCAATTTATTTACCGTTGGATAATTAGTAACAAGAAGTTCTGTCTTAACATTATCGTCTGTACCCTTTTCCCCACGGTGAGCCATAGAATATCTAAGTTTCCACTCCCTTAGATGATAATCTTTATAAAGTTCAAGTAACCTATCATTCACATTGTAAGTAATCATAAACTTATGAGGGCACTTGTATACATCTTCGGCAAATCTATCGTGATCAAATGATTTGTGCATTTCCCTATCCTTACCATAAAGAAAATCTTTAATGTCATATGGAGGATCAAGAAATACAAATACATCATCTCCAGGAGCATTCATAACTTCCGAATAATCAATATTAGTGATCTTCCAGTTCTTGGTGAGTTGAGAGTATTCTTTCAATTTTTTAATTCCAACAAAAGAAAAATTAGATCTGGAAGCAGTTACTGAAAAAGTACTATTTTCCGTTAATCCAGAAAAACTACATTTGTTTAGAATAAAGAAACTTACCGCACGATCAAGACCATCTTGACTATTAATATCTCCCTTTGTCTGATTAAACAGTTCTTTATGTGCCAAGTCTTTGTCTTCTTGAGACGAATAATCAGAGACTTTAGTTTTAATGGTGTTTAATTTATCAGAGAGTTGATCTCCACAATCTCTTAATTGAATCCAAAAGTTATAGAGAGTAACATACTTATCATTGATCCATACAGGAACATCTGGATATGCTTGAGTTGCATAAAAAGCAACGGAACCTCCACCAATAAAAGGTTCCCGATATTCTTTAAAATTTTCAGGAAACCAAGGAGCAAGGGTTTGAGTTGCCTTAGATTTTCCACCAGGATAACGAAGACAAGTTTTAAGAGGAAAAGTTTTCATAATCAGGTTTGTTATACTTCAAAAATTCCCAAAAAGTTAATTTCATCTCTTTTTGAGTCATACCACAATGTTTTGCAGCAGCAGGTAAAGTCATTTTAGCACGAAAAAGACCTTCGTTTGCTTCTCGCACATTGTCAGGAGTTGTCTTTACTGGTTCATCATATAAAGATGCTTTATTAATTTTATAAGGATTCACTTAAATTCACACTCCGCCATAATTTCAATCAGTGCTGCTAGGAGATTAATTTCTTGGTCAGCCACGAACGCAATTTGGTATTGGTACTTAGCAATAACAAGAACGGCAGCGGGGATAGACTGGGGAAGTAAAACACTATAAAGGGCGTCATAAACCCTGCGAAGAATGATAGAAGAATCGTTGTCCAAGTTGGCGACCACCCACTTTCGGACTTCTGTAAAATTCTTTTCTTTGAGATATTTGGTGAGATCATTTACGGCAACGTCAGAGAAAGATGCAAGAATACCAGAGTCAATTTCTCCACCAACAGAATATCGTTGGCACTCATTGAGAACTCGCCTCCAATCAGGAAAATGTTTGTTAATCAGTTCGGCAAGGACTTTAGGATCATATCGTACACCTTCCGCATCCAGGATGTCCTGTAAACGCTTGAAGAAGGATCCTGCCAACTGGGTTTTTTCTTTACCTTTGATTCCAAACTCAACGACTGCACATCGGGAGTGCAGGGGTTCAATAATTTTGTTTTTGTAGTTACAGGTGAAGATGAAGCGGCAGTTACCAGCAAACTCCTCAATAAACGCCCGTAGGAGGAGTTGTACATCGTTCCCCGTGTTATCTGCTTCGTCAATGATGACGACTTTGTGTTTAGCATCTGACGAAAGTGAGACGGTCGAAGCAAAGTTCTTCGCATTGTTTCGGACAGTATCGAGGAATCTACCTTCGTCGGATCCATTGATGACATAAACATCTACTCCTAATTCATTACAAAGTGCTTTTGCAACCGTAGTCTTACCTACACCAGGAGGACCACAAAGAAGCATATTTGGAATTTCACCTTTACTTAGAAAATCACTAAAGGTTTTTTTGATATTCTCAGGGAGAATACAATCTTCAATTGTTTTGGGACGATACTTTTCAACCCAAATAAAATTACTGTTCATAATCAAAAAATTCACACAAAGTTTGTTGTTCTGGGTTTAAAAAGAAATCTGGATAGGTTTTAAAAACAAGTGGATCATATCTACTATACACCAATAATTTACTAAAATCAATTTCTGCTTTTTTTCTAATCCAACTGCTTCTATCTAGACATGGATTTTTTCCAAAAATAAAATTACCATCTTCACGAATGGGAATTAAATTTACTGGAGTTTCCCAAATAAGTTGTCGATATGGTGTAAGAAGAACGTGATAAAAATAATCATAGTCTGATGGTCCTCTCTGTCTTCTCCCATTTTTCAAATGTGGAGCAGTTACACCCCCAGACTGAAAATTAAAATTAAACCGAGATCGATAAACTTCCACACCATAGTTTTTTTTCATACCCCAATCAAGTTTAAATTGATAGACAACTTTCTTGACCTGACCACGAACCCATCCAGATGGTTTCTCTATAAGAAGATCAACTCCATCATCAACATGTGGTTCCGCGATGTTAATATTTTGGGAAAGGAAATATGATTTTACAATATTTTCACAAGCAGTTCCCCCAAAGTTAGTAAAACCATCTTCTCTAGAAAGAGGTTTTGTTTCCTCTATCATCAATGGTGGCATACAAGGTTTTAATCGTTGTGCATTAGGAGATCTACTCATAATCAAATCCAATCAGGTTTTCGTTGCGGCATACGAAGATAGTTGTCCGCAACCCAGGGTTTGGAAGCAATATACATTTTGTATGCGGTGAATGTATCAATGCTTTCATCAAGTTTATATTCGTCAGGCATTGCACGAACGAATGGAGTCACCTCAGTAATCTTTCCTTTGGGGAAAAGATAGTAGGCAGACAGAAGAGTATTATAGCACGAATGGATTTTACCATAACGAACTGCATACTCATCACAAAGATTCATCCCGTGCTTAATCAACCAATAGGCATTGTGAATGGACTTTGCTGCCCATTGAGTGCAGGGATGATTGCGAAAGGCACCCTTCTCGGTTGCATAGGAGGTTCCGTCTGCTTTGGGGAGAGTGCCATAGTTATGATACCACTTGGATGCCACAATGGAAAGCATTTGACAACATTCTAGTGGCATCTTAACGATATGTTTGTCGGGAAGGCAAATCGCCGACTCGGCAGGAAATTCGTTCGTTACAAAGATGTTCATTCAAAAGTTGAATCGGGTTCCAGAGCAATATAATAGCAGAGGTTGTACTTCGGATTCGTGAACTGTGACAGAAGTTTTTGTGACACAACAACGTCATAAGCACCAGGAATAATCTTGATGTTTTCTACCTTGAAGTTAAAGGTGAACTCTTTATCAGTCTCACCAACCACAATGGCATATTCGTTAGAAGTATCGTTCTTCTTATCACGAACCACCAGTTTGATCACACCATTCTCACCAACCGCAGAGAGGTCGGGAAGTTGATAAACTGCTGCTGCCTTGACCAGTTTTTCCAGAGAAGTGCTGTCCAGTTGAAAGCAAACGTCCTGAGAGGGCAGTTGAATGTCCTTATCGGGGGGAGAGATAATCACATTAGGGTCGGCAAAGAAATACTTCACACGACGTTTACCTTCTTTAATGCTCAGGTGCGATTCCTCAGTGAAATCAAGATCAGGATCCTGGTGAAGACTCAGACCATTCAGAAACTGGTTGAGGTCATAAATCGCAAAGTCACGGGGGAATTCCTCAGTAATTTCTGCTTCTGCCAAAATGTTCTTGGCAACAGAAATAGTGCGAAGACGATTACCCTGCTTCACAAGAATAGAGTTGTTGATGCCAGCAAAGTTCTTGAGAAGAGCAAGGGTGTTGTCAGAGAGTTTCATAGTTTTGTTAGGGAGTTTCATAATCAACGGAATTCGGTCAGACCATTATCTTTACGGGAATAATGTTTGTCAAAGTGAAGCAGAAGCATAGCATAGTGAATGACTTTCATCAAATCACGCTTATTACGTCCATCCTTGTCCCCATAACGAGAACCATACTTTAGAATGTTTGCCTGACAGAAACCAGCAGCAAGTTTTTTAGCTGCCATCAGATCAATTGTTTGAATGTCATCATAACCAGATTCATCGCCACAATAATGACCGTGATAAGTGCTGGTTACATAATCCTCAACATCCTTGAGAATTTTATCTTCGTTGTATTTCCAAAGATGATTTTTAGATTCGTTCATAACAGGTGTGTCTTCAAATACAAGTTTAATTACATCATCACCACCATTAAGGGTGAATTCATATTCGGAATAAGAATTTTCGTCCATAATAAAGGGGAAAGGTCATAATTTACCTTCCCCAATTATAGCAGGTTACTTCTTGTTAGTCAATCAGAAAATGACTTCTTTACCACCCTCAATAGTCAGTTCAGGTTCAGAGTTTTGTTCTTTCGGAAGTTCAAAATTAACATCAATCTTGTCATAAAGTTCCAAAAACGATTGTTTGGTCTCATCATCAAAACGATTGACACATACTTGGATTGCTTTTGCCTTATCGTTGAAGATGCTATAAGCACGGATGATATGAACCAAGCGACGAGTGCTGATGATTTCCTCAATACCACCGTCATAGAAGGTTTTACGGATCACGTCCGCCCAATCAACCAGACGCTTACAGAAGTCACGGTCTTCCACACCAAGATCCAGAGCGATACCCTCAAGGATTTTCTGCTCCACAGAGGGAGCAGGATAGGACTGCTCCAGAGTCACAGGGAAACGTTCAAGGAATGCTTCGTTGAGAACGTTGGTTCCAATAAACCTGCCGTCGTCGGAACCCTTACCCTTAGTGTTTGCAGTGGCAAATATGTTAAATCCAGCAGCAGGTTTGACGAACTTGCCGATTTTCTTGAGGAAGACACCCTTACCTTCCAGAACAGACTGCAGACACAGAATCTTGTTAGAAGCAAGGTCAATCTCATCCAGAAGGAGAATCGCACCACGTTCAAGTGCCTCAATCACGGGACCATTGTGCCAAGCAGTCTCACCATTCACAAGACGGAATCCACCAATCAGATCATCTTCATCAGTCTCAATGGTGATGTTGACACGAATCAATTCACGATTAAGTTGAGCACAAGCTTGCTCAATACTGAACGTCTTACCATTACCCGAAAGACCCGTAATGAACGTCGGATAAAAAAGATTGGAAGAAATAATTTTTTTAAGATCGTTAAAGTTACCAAACTTGACGAAGGTATCATCTTTATCGGGGATAAGGTTTTGTTCGGCAGAAGGAAGAACGGCAGGAGCACTAAAAGAACGTTCAATCTCATCAACACGTTCCTGAGTCACTTCCAGATTCCAACGACCACGGGCAGTCTTAAAGTTTTCCAAACGACGAGTCACGGTCTGATAGTTCAGACCACGAGAAGCACAGAAACCCTTCAGATCACCAGAAGTGATTTCGGAACCATACAGTTCTTTGATGGATTCAATCAGTTGAGTGTCATTCACAGAAAACTTACGAGACATAACGTAGTTAGGTGGTTTTGTTTAACTGAAGTCATTATACAAGAAAAAAGGGGGCAACTGAGTGCCCCCTGTGACAGTTTGGAAAGTGGTCTTATCAGTGCTCACCCATTGCCTTTTGCTTACGAAGTTTCTTAGGATTCTTCGTCTTGTCTGCAGAGTAGTTACTATCATCACCCTCAGGGTCTATAGAACTACGATGTCTTGTACTTCTTTCTCCATCATCCAGTTTTGAACGCATCCTCTTTGCTTCATCGGGAGAATACTTTCTACCACTATTGTACCATTCCTTACCCACATGACCTCTCTTCTCAGCATCAGCAGAAGCAGCACGTCTTACATTCTTCTTACGATTTGCCTTGAAGTCTTTCATAGTCATTCCTTCGGCAATGACCATAAACTCTTGAAATGTTCTCATTTTTATAGACTTTTTAGGTATTTATCAAGAAACGAGTTCCACAAACTCTCCAAGAATCTTTTTGTTCATCTTCTTAGATTTCAGACTCTTAACAAAGGCAGATTTGATTTGAGATTTGGTGGCACATTCAGCAACATCAAACTCAGTTTCCTGAGAAAGTGCCGTAGCAGAAAGACCAAAGTAAGAATGATAACCAGACTTTTTCAGAGTAAATGCTTTTTCTTTTTTCCAAGCACCCATCACCTTATCATACTCTGGACCATAGTATCCACAATAACGACGAATAAAGTTACCAGCATCACGAGACTCAAGAACACGAATACCGATGAAGTTAATATCAACAAACTTATCCTTCAAATTATGAAGAAAAACATCGGTCATTTGATGCCATTCACAGTCCAAAGAATAAGTGCTTCCAGTCTTACGGTCACGCAGAAATGATCCAAACCCAATCGCAGCAGTTCCCATAAAAGGTTCTTGCTCCCAATGACGTTTCACTTCACGGTGATATTTAATGCCACACGCTTCACCATCAGTCAAAATCACACATTGAACTTTTTGAAGTTTATTATCTTTCTGAAACTTAGGAAGAATCTGATGAAGAGAAATCAGTGCCTCATTTAAAGGAGTGCCTGAAAGAGAAAGTCCCAAAGGAACAGGAAACGACGTATAGCAATTACGTCCAAAAGAATACGCAAGACGGAAGATGTTCTTCATCTGCTCTTCCAGAGTCTTACCATTCAATTTGCTAGTCATCAGATTCATCATAGAGAACCATTCACCAACTTGAACCAAACCATCCTTTTTCTCATAGGCAAGTTCCCGAAGATTTGCCTTACCATTCTCATCATAAGAAACAAGAGGATAATCAGTCGTGAAAGCATATACCTCAAACGGAATCGAAACTTTCTTACAAAACCAAACAAGATTGAAGAGTTGCTTGACAGTATCCACCATCACATCACACATCGAACCAGACCAGTCCAGAACGAATACCAGACCGTGATTCTTACCATTTGCAAGAGTCGTAACTTTCTTGAAAAGGTCTTCATTATATTTGTAGGTATGGAGTTTAGTACAGTCCAACACACCAGTGCGAGCAGTTGTAGCACGAGCATAGGAATCTGCCGCCTTACGGCATTCAAACTCTTTGACCAGATAATTGACTTCTTTCTGTGCCGAACGCTTGAACTCTACAAACTGCTTATCAACTTCACCAAAAAGATATTCATAAGTGTATTCGCGATCTTCAATAAAAGTATCCCAAGTATTTTTACAATTAGAGTGAATGTCAGAATTCTGAATTATTACTTTCTTCAAGTCAAGTTTAGGAAGTTCCAGATAGACATTTTCAGGACCGCTGTTATTAACAAGTTCTTTCAATGCCTCTTCCAAAGATTCCATCGTCTTCACTTCAGGTTCTTCATTCGTTTCACCACCCCGTTCTTGAGTGGTATCACCCATTTCTGGGGTGGTTTCACTAGAGGCAGAACCTTCAGAACCATCAGACTCAGGTTGGTCATTCTCACCTTCCTGCTGGTCACTAAAGTCAGATGCAGGTTGGTTGTTAGCACCACTTTGTTGCGACTCAAGATTGTCCAGAGAAATCTTGGTTTCTTCCTGTTGCTTGTGCTTACAATACTTATAGAGTTCTTCTGCTGCCACCAACACATCGGCAAAGGTCTCGGTATCGGCAATCAGGTTGATAATTTCAGTCTCTTCACCACGATCAATCGGAACATCAACATAGTTACCAATCTTAAACCACAAGTTTGCACGGTCGGCAAGGTTGTAAGTTTCCAGATTGTCGTCTTTGATTTGGAAGAAATCGTTGTCGGCAAGTTCCTTATAACCATTAAAGAAGGTCTTAGCGAGACCAGCATAACGACGCTTCATTAGTTTCTCAATGCGAGCATCCTCCACCACATTCACAAACTGAGGAGGAACTTTTACCTTCTCCAACCAGTCTTCATCAGGTGTATAGAGAGCGTGTCCAACCTCGTGCCCCACCAGAAGATCATAGACCGTGTTGCTTGCCTTCTCCCACATAGGCAGAGTCAGCACACGGGTATGAACGTTGAAGCAGGCAGTCTCCACCTTCTTGTGCTCAACCACAAGATCTTCGGTGGCAAGAAGTTTAGCAAGTTGAGACTTGATTTCGTGGCGAACAGTCATTTGATTTGAATCGTATGTGTATATGATACAAAAGAACCTCCCTTTTTGGGGGAGGTCATGTGCCGCTTTTTGAAGTGGATCAGTCGTGCCTTTGCTTGTCGGAGTGCTTGCGGTTTCAGTTTCCGCTTCTGCTCCTTCTTAGAATGGTGTTGCCAGTTTGGAGTGTTCATCGTAGGTTACGGCCCAGTCTATGACCGTGCGAATTTGTTGGTTGTAGGACCATACAGATTTTAGCATATCGGCATCCACCCCGTGGGTTTCCATCTGAACTATGAGGGAATTCAGATCTTTGGGGAAGCAGGTGCCACCAAATCCACGGTCATTATCAAACCCAGGAACTTGTGTATGCGAATTGCCAATACGACTATCCAAAGTTACACCAGAACAAACAGTTTCATAATTCATTCCAACTGCTTCACAAAGATCATACATTTTATTAAAGTATGCTACTTTGCAGGCAAGGAAACTATTTGCAAAATATTTAATTGCTTCACTTTCATCAGAACTAGTTATAACACTTGGAATGTCTGGAAATATAGTTTTAAAGAAATTTACAAATTGTTGACAAAGATTTTTATCTCCACCAACAACATTTCTTTCGGAATTCCTAAAGTCTTCAACCGCATTCCTAGCAGTTAAAAACTCTGGATTGTGAATAACTTTATGTTTTTTAGAGTATTTTTTAGTTGTTCCAATTGGTACTGTCGATTTAATTATAAAAATACCGTCAACAGATTTTGGAAGTTCTTTAAAAAAATTATCTAAAATAGAAAGATCACACTCTCCCGTATTTTTCATGGGAGTTGGAAGACATACAAAAATAAATGCCTGTCTCAAAACTTCTTCCAAGGTATTAAAAGATTTGTTTCTATCAACATCAAAAACTTTACAAGTTACTTTATCTCGTAAATTTTGATATACTGCATTCCCAACAAATCCATTTCCAATAATTCCAATCATACACTAATCTTACTAAATCCCTTTACTTTATCAAATTTTATCACGTTTTCAAATTTGTCATGCAAGTCTACCTTATGAGAAATCACAAAAATATTAGCATCCTTAATCACATAACGAATAATCTTAAGAAACTCATCAGTTCCAAATCCGTCAAGAGATGAATCAAAAACCTCATCCATAATCAGCAGATTGGTATTGACGGAATTCTTGACTCTGGCGACTTCTCTCCAAGTAAAGAGTAGGGCAAGGTCGATTCTCATTTTTTCACCCTCACTGAAAGAACTATAAGAAAAGTCTTCGTGAATGGGTGACTTTACAGTTTCGTTAAACTCTTCATCAAGATGAAAGTTAATATAAAAATCCATCATCTGAAGATAACGATTCACCTGCTGATTTATGAACGGAAGATACTTCTTGATGATCTTCGTCTTTACGCCATCGTCCTTGAGTAAGGAGTAGGCAAAATCGTAATAAACGATTTCTTCTTTTTTCTTTGAAAGGTCTTCGAATGTTTTTTGGAGATTGTCTTGAAATTCTTCTAACTTCTCATGCTCAGTATTTCTGTTTGCAAGGTTTTGGGTAATAGTTTGAATTTCAGATTCAAGGTCTCGGATTTGTCTCTGGTTGAGGGAAATCCGAGTATTGTTTTGAGAAATCTCATGGTTGAGTTTCGTAATCTCCTTAGATAGAACTGTGAATTGACGCTCTCGCTCCTGTTCTAACTTTATAGTCTCCTCAAGTTCTTGAAAACCTTTCTGGAGTTCCTTTGCTTTATTTTGAGCGTCTGTAATTCTATTTAACCGAAACTCTTCTTCTATGGTTTGTGTGCAGGTAGGGCAGACCGTATTTTCTGTAAAGAACTTATGCTCTTTCGTAATAGAAGATACTTTCTGAGACAATTTACCTTTAAGATTATTAAGCTTTACTAACTTATCTCCCGCCCCAAGAACCTCTTCTTGTTCTTTTGTAAATTTATGAATATTTTCTTCAATACTAGCATTTTCAGACATATAAATGCCAACTTCGGAATCTAAATTGGTAATCTTTTCCTTGTTGGTATTGATATTGGCATTTCCACGATTTTCAAGCTCTTCAATGAAGTTTTGCTGCATCTTCATCTTTTCCTTAAGATTTTCCTTCTTAAGTTCAAGAGACTTTACTTGCTCCCTCCTTTCTCTAATTTTATCTTTCACAATATTATTCATTGCAGAAAAGATTCGGATATCCAAAAGATCTTCAATTACTTCTCTGCGATTTGCAGTAGTCAGTTGCATAAAAGGAACAAAATTACTACTACCCAAAATTACAATTTGAGTAAAAGACTTGTAATTAAGTTTGAGAATATTTTCTTCTAGAATACGCTGCATTGCACGATCATCCGCTTCCCTATGAAGCGGAGATCCATTTACTACAATATCAAAAACATTTGGTTTAATTCCACGCCTAACCAAATATTCACGATTATTGATCACAAATTCAATTTCAACAAGACAGTCTTTTTCATTGACTGTATTAACTAATTGAGGTTTGTTAATCTTACGAAATGGTTTATTAAAGAGAACAAATGTAAGTGCATCTAGAATTGTAGATTTACCAGCACCATTTGTTCCAATAATAAGATTAGTAAGATTTTTTTGAAAATCAACTTCCGTAAAAGTATTCCCAGTACTGAGAAAATTTTTCCATTTAATCTTTTGAAAGGTTATCATTCAATTTCGGAGGAATAACAATATCGTTTGGGGTAACGACGGCATACTTGTAATTATACCGCTTACAAGTCATTATGGCAAGTGCATCATCCACTTCAACCACATCCATTTCAGTATCTTCCTGATCTTCAAGCATCATTGCATAACGAACTGCATCATCTTCCTCCTCAAAGAGAAAAAGAACTTTCTCACCATATCTGTTTTGAACAGCATATGCTCCGTCTTCTTTTTGATCTTTGAGAGTCAGAAGAAACATTACTCAACCTCGCAAGCTTCTGAGTATATTTTTTGAAGTATTCCTTTGATTACGGATTTATCTCCTTCAAATTCCGCTTCATCAATATATCTATTCAAAATAGAAATTGTGTTTTCAGTTTCTTCAATCTCAAAATCTTCACTTTCTTGAATTTCGAAGTTTTCTACAATTTTAAGTTCTTGTATTCCAGAAGAATGTAACTTATCGATAAACTTCTCAAAATTCTTAGGTTCGGTTTTCTTCTTTACAATAACCTTTACAATTTTACCTTGATATTCACGAGTATCAAATAACTTATAGTTTGTATCCTCATAATAAACATTATAAAAGAGTTTATAAGGATTGTTGATAGGAACAAACTCTAATGTATCCGTATCAAAAGTATGAAATCCACGAGTGTCATTTACATCATTCCAGAACATCTCATAAGGATTTCCCAAATAGAAGATCTTTCCATTATTGGAACGAGTATGATAATGTCCTGAAAAAACAAGTTGAAACTTATCAAACAAATCAATATTCATTCCATCTTCCATCACGTGTCCGCGATGTGCCCTGAATCCATTCAGTTCAAGGTGACCCATTGCACATTTGCAAGACGTATTCTGAACGACTTTAAAAGTGTTATCCTCATTCTCCTGATTAATCCAGGGAATAAAAAGAACTTTAAGTTTATCCAGTTTTACTTCCGTAACCTCAGAATAAACTTTTACGTTTTCATATTGCCTCAACAATAAATCTACACTATTGACTGAGTTGGTATTTTTATAGTAAGCAGTATGATTTCCGACGATAGTATGAACCGCTACTCCCATTTGTTGG